TATCGTCTGCTTATACGACGCCCATCTTTACCGGCGATGTGGTGCAAAACAGCAGCGCAACTCTTGGCTACATCATATCGCTGGGCAGTTCGGCAGGTGGCACCGCAGGTGCTGTCGGTCTCATCGGTTATGGCATCTTCTTTGGCTGTGAATATTACAATACGGCTGTAGGTCGGGTTACCTGGTCGAGCTATTGGCCGGGATCAGGCGCAGCAGGCGATGTCAAAGCCTATGTTTGCAGCGATCCTGAACAGATTTACATCGCTCAGGGTTCCAGCGGAGCGGTTCTGGGCACCAGCCTTATTGGTCAGGTGGTGCCATGCAGCCTTGTCGGTTCTAGCTCAGGCAATACCACCACCGGTCAGAGCGTGATGTTCTTGCAATCAAGCTTGGCCACCGGTCTGACCTCTGCTGGCCAGTTCATGATCGTGGACATGTATTCCAACTACGCCCCTCCTGGGGTGAATGGTACGTCCACCACCGCAGAAGGTTGCCAGATCGCTGTCGTGCAACCGGCTAACTTCACCAGGCGTACAATCGGTGGTGCGGCAGCCGCTACGATAATTTCTACTTGATGAGGAGATTTGAAGTCTCTTGGAGTATCTAACGAGAGTAGGGCGGAGGGCCTTACCGTACCCAAGGGGAGCGTTTGGAGAGATAGATGCCCGTTGCACTGAGTCAGATCCGTGATCTGTTGCTTCCGGGACTATGGGGTATCAGCGGCAAGTACCCGATGATCGAAAGGCAATGGCCGAAGGTCTTCCGGGAAACCAACTCAAGCATGGCCCTGGAGCGCAGGGCAGCGATGAGATACCTCGGTCTTGCCCAACTCAAGCAGGAAGGCGGCCCGACCTCGTTCGATAACAACGCCGGTCAGCGGTTCGTCTACAATGCCGAGCACTTCGAGATCGGTCTGGGCTATGCCATAACTCGCAAGGCCATAGACGACAACCTCTATAAATCGGAGTTTGGCCCGTCCAATGACGGTCTGATGGAGAGCTTCAAGGAAACCGAAGAGATCTATGCCGCCAACGTCTTCAACTCGGGTAACGTTTATAATACCGCCATCGGTGGTGATGGCGTGTCCCTGTTCAGCGGTGTTCATCCTATCGATGCACCGTATGGCACGATTGCCAATGATCCGAGCCCGGATGTGGATCTCAACGAGACAACGCTGCTCAATGCGCTGATCACCATCCGTTATACCTGGCGCGATAATGCCGGGCTCAAGATTCACGCCAGAGGCAGGAAGGTCATCGTGCCTCCGGCATTGGAGCCAGTAGCGCTCAGGTTGTTCCGCTCGGAGCTTAGGCCAGGCACGGCATCGAACGATGTCAATGCCATCCTCGGCATGCAGGAGAGCCTGAAGGAAGGCTTTCTGGTGTGGGATTATCTGACATCCGGCTTCGCCTGGTTCATCCTTACCAACCATGACGGGCTGGTGTTCTTCCACCGCAAGCCGTTCGAGATGGATATGAGCGTGGAGTTCACCACTGATAACCTGCTGGTCAAAGGCTACCAGCGCTATGTGCCCACCTATTATGATTGGCGCTCCGTATGGGGCACCTTCCCGACTTCATGAGGTAGGACCATGATCTGTCATTTCTTTTCCTTTAACGTTCAGGTTGGGCCATACCTGTATACCAACCAGAATGGCTTTCAGGTACCACAAACGACCGCTGCTGGCGAATTGGGCAATACGGTTGAGTGGTCTATCGCAACGGAAGATTAAAGGAGTAATCCATGGCCACTCTTTCGACTACCCTCTCCTCTGTCGGAACATCACCGGCCATCATTCTTGATCCGGTGAAGCGTACCACCAGCGTCCAGTTGACGGTGACCTCCGGTTCCTGCGGTACTTTCGGTGTGCAATACACGCTGGACGATCCAAGCTCGTTCGGTGCCACCGGGGCAACGGGAGCAGCCGGTACCGCGACCTGGGCGGCGCTGAGCACATCGATTGCCATTGTCTCGTCAACGACATTGGAACCGGTCGGTGGGTTGACCTGGACGGTTCTCAGTCCTCTTGGTGGATTACGTTTGTTCTCTTCTGCTCTTGGCGGCGGCGTAACTTACACTCTCAAAGCCCTGCAATCGGTCCTCGGATAAAGGAGAAAGAAATGGCACACAGGCATAAGGCCCAGAAGCGCAATGTTGGCGGAGCAACCGCTTATACGGGTGCTGGCTCGAACGTAATCAAGGAAGCCAAATCCACCGCCAACTTCAAGCGCGGCGGGACGGTTTCCGGGGCCAAGACCCAGCAACGTCTTGCCTCCAGGGCCAGAGGCGGCGGTGCGGGTGGTTCGGACAAGAACCCGTTCTCGTCCGCTGGCAAGGGCTTCCGTGGACAGAAGCGGGCAAGGGGTGGTGGTACCGATGCCTCCCCGTCTGACGCGAGTCCAAGCTATAAGAGAGGTGGACGTACTTTGAAGCGGGGCGGGCGCAGTGATGCTTCCCCGAGTGACGCATCCCCTTCGTAAGTCCTGTCGTTAATCCTTTCGCCGCAGGCGGCGGGACCAATTGGATGGAGCATGCGGTCAAGCATAAAGGGGCCTTGAGGCAGGCTGCGCATAGGGCAGGAATGAGCACCCAGGAGTATGCCAAGGAACACGAGCACTCTCCTGGGGCAACCGGCAGGAGGGCAAGACTGGGCCTTATTTTTAATAGGCTGAGGCCAAAGAACTAGAGGCCATGTATGCCCTATACTGTTGTTTCTCTCAGTACGGGTTCGACCTTAACCTCTTCGCCGGTTACTCTTAATTGGCGTGGAGGAAAGCCGACCAGTATTTCGGTGACGGCAAGCTCCAGCTTTGCCTGCGATTTTACCGTTCAATATACCCTCGATGATATCATGCTGGTCGGCGGCTCTTCGGTTGCTGCCTGGGCTGGGATTAGCAGCGCTACCGGTCAACCGGCCACGCACTTTCTGTCATCAACGGCTTTCCCTGATGGCGTGTCCTATACCTTTCCCGGTGCCGTAGGGGCGGTAAGGCTGGGTAGCTCCAGTCTTGGTGGCGGGACTGGCGGCACTTTGACGATGCGGGTGATGCAGGGTGAGACGATATGAGCATCAACTACTCCCAGGCCGCCATCACCGCCCGTCTGCAAGGGGTTATCAATACTATTGGCAATGGCGGCTTCCTCAAGCTCAATCATGGGCCGACGCCATTATCCAGCATCATGTTGGCCTCGCCTTGCGGCATAGCGTCGGCAGGCGTGCTGACTTTTACCGGCGGCGAAGTTGATCCGTCTGCCTCTGGCACTGGCAGTGTCGATAACGCAACGATCACCGACTCCATAGGTAATCCACATATCAGTGGCTTGACCGTTGGCATTCCCGGCAGTCCCGCTAATGTGATCATCAACAACGGATCGAACACCACGTTTATCGCAGCAGGGAAAGCTGTCAGTTTTGTTGCCGGAGCGATTATCGGGTCATGACCAAGTTGACTGAAACAACCAACGATAAACTCAGGGGTAATGGCGGAGAAATCCCGCCTATCCCGGAGCTTGGCACGTTTATCAGAACCGATCTTTCTGATCCGCAACCGCCAATGATTGCCAAGGCTGAGCAGCCATTGAAGATCGCCTGCGTGGGAACAGCACCTTCTTCACGGATGCTGGCTCCCTATAATGATACTGCTTGGACGATCTGGGGTTGCTCTCCCGGTAATATCAATCTTTTGCCCAGGGTCGATGCCTGGTTCGAGATTCATGGTACGGCACTGACCTGGGAAAAGAACAAGTCGTATGGCCCAGGCTATATCGAATGGCTGAAGGCGCAGAAGTTTCCGATTTACATGCAGGATCAGTCTCTGGTTCCGCAGGCTACTCCGTATCCGATCCACGATATGTTGCGCGAATTCGGTCCCTATAATTTTACTTCATCGTTCGCCTATATGATGGCGCTGGGCATCTACAAGGGAGCCAAGGAGATTGCCCTCTATGGCATCGATATGGCTTCCAAGAACGAGTACATCCTGCAACGTCCAGGCGGGCAGAACATGATCGTTGAAGGAGCCAGGCGCGGCTGCAAGGTCTGGGCTCCCTATGAGTCTGACATCATGATGCCGCCCCCGCTTTACGGTTATTCCGATACCGGCCCGTTTGGCAGGAAGATGAATGCCAGGATCGATGAGATCGAGGCGCGTCTTGCCGATATGCGAAATCAGAAAGCCCGTCTCGATCACGATGTCACTTACCTGGAGGGTGCCAGGGAAGACATGGATTACCTGCAAAGCATCTGGGGCGGGGCACAAGAGGTTTCAGTGGAAGGTCAGAACTACCTGGAGCGGTTGCTTCAGAAAGCAAATGGAAATGGCCAAGATAGGAGCTAATCATGGCAAACTTCGGAGTTGTTAACTCGTCTAACCTTGTCGGGCAGACACCGCAGGCAATCAGTGCTACCTACAAGTCCATCGTCGTCGTCGCCAATTCTACCGCCAATCCAGGCATTACTTATCCGAGCATTCGTCGTGGCAAGATCTACGACCTGCTTATCGGCCAGGCGGCAGTACCGGCTGACAACTACTATGAGTGGGATGTTTGCCGCTGCACCTATGCAGCGTCTACGGCGATTACCACGGGCGGCATTCTCTCGCTGTCCAGCTTTTCCTCGGCTATGGCCCTGGACATGGGTGATCTCAACCTGGCGGCAACCGCTACCGTGAATTCCACGGTGGAGACTTACCTGACCTCGCCGCAGGAACTCTGGTACATCGCCATCAACCAGCGTGCTTCCTATCGCTGGGTAGCGGCTCCAGGTTCTGAGATGGTGTATCCGGCCAACTCCTCGGCCACCTCACCGAATGCTGCGGCGCTGAGGGCCAGGTCATCTGCCGGTACCGGTGCAGTCAGCGCTACGCTCTATTTCCAAGAGCAGTAGTCGATGCGCAAGGCTGGCGGATATGCGGTGATATTTGCGCCAGATCCCGTCGATGTAAACTTCGATGGGTTGCGTTGCGAACGCATTGGTTCGGGAACGTTCGAGGCGGACACATTCACCTGCTGTCACTGCAACAGGGTCATACACGTCAAGGCAAAAGCTCCCATGGACGAATTCGGCTCCATGTGCCGCAACTGTATGAAGATGGTGTGTCCGACTTGTGCCGATGGACCATGCGTGCCATTCGAGAAGAAGTTGGAGGAGTCAGAGCAGCGGGCGTACATCAGGAGACAATATGAAAGTCTTTTCTGATGCCCGGAGAATTGATTGAGCAACTAGAAGCAAATCTCGATTCGATGCTGGCAGGGGTCGCGGTTACCGCGACCTTTCCTGTTTATGTGCCCGTGTTCGGGGCCAATGTCACCATCACCCAGATTCCCAATACCGGTCCTACCAGCGCATCGCTTCAGGAGCAGAAGAGGATGCCATGAAGCATGTGGCGGCTGGAGTCGTGAGTAAGGATGGATCTCTCAGGATTGTCGTCGCTCCACCTTCCAACCTGCATTATCACTTGAATGAAGGTGAGAGATTATTTGTCCTTCCCGATTATGCAATAGAGACGCCGCCACGATGGGAGGAAATACCGGCACTGGTTGCCAAGGTTGAGGAGTTTGTCGGATGGCAGGGAATGCCTTCAGCGTAGTCATTCTGACCAGCGCTTCCGTGTCTCCCTGGCATGTGCCAGCGGACCTAATACCGCCGGTTCCTGGCGCTGGCCACAGCGTGCAGATGGTTTCTGCTGGCGGCAATGGCGGCCTGGGGACGTTGGTGGCTGGCGGTGTTGGCGGAGGTGGTGGCGGCGGCGGCAGTTATACCAAGCTGACTTATAACAGTGGTACGGTAACGCCGGGCGTAACCACGATTGCTTTTGTTTGTCCCGCCGCCGGTGCTGGCAGCGCTACTCAGGTTGTCTGGGAGTCGAGCACCGCCGGATATTATGCACCGTGTGCCGGTAATGCCTCGGCAGGCACGGGCGGCATTGCCGGAGCGATATGCAGTTCGGTCGGCTCTCCTGCCATTGGCTACACGGTAACCATCACCAATGCCGGTGCTGCTGGGGCAACCGTCAGCGGCAGCAGTACCGGGGGCGGAGGAGGGGCAGGGGCCGCCGGACCTAACGGGATTGGCGGTACCGGCTTTGCCCCAGCCGCTGGTACCACGACCGGGGGAGGCGGAGGCGGAGCCAATAACGGCACGACAGGAAATGCCGCCAGCGGCACCGGAGGCACCGGGCACTCTGGCGCTGGAGGTGCGACCGCCAACCCGACTGGCAATGTCGGTACTGGCAACAGCGGAGGTGGCGGCAGCAGTGGAGTAACCAGCAATGCCTCGACCGGCGGTGGCGGAGGAGCAAGTGGAACGGAATTTACTGCTACCGCCGGTCCTGGCGGTGGTGGTGCTGGTTCGTTTGGTTATTCAACCAATACCGCGATAACGACAAGGGGCGGCGCTGGAGCACTCTATGGCGGAGGTGGTGGCGGGACAGGCTATGCCCGCAACAGCGGCTCGACGGCGACTGTCGGCGCAGGAGCCGGAGCGGTCATTGTCATCCAATACGACATCCTCTGGCGTGATGCCGATCTTTCCAGACAAGACTTAGAACAACATTGGCGTGGAGTTGAAATTATCCCGTCCGGGCCGGTGTAAGTCATGGCCGGGCGAAGAATACAATATCAGCAGATCGCCAGGCCGGTAACGATAGTAACGGTGGCGGCTATTGTTTTTGCCGTATCGAGCCCCGGCGCGAACGTTATCTTTCCTCGCAGCTTTATCTACCAGGCTAAAACCGATCCGGTCCTTCCGTCTGCTCCGCCTGTCGTTACAGCGGTCGTCCCCTCTGTCGTTTCTTCTCCGGTCATCTTTCCGCAAAGCTTTATCTATCAATCGAAGGCCGAGTGTCCCCGGCCTGTTGCGGTACCGACCGTTGCCACCGAATCGGTTTCTTCGGAAGTCATCTTCCAGCAGCGCACGATCTATCAGACCAAGGCCGAGCCTATCGTACCGCCTGCTGTTCCTGCGGAGACGATTACTGCCGACAAGTGGCTTTACCCGTGGGCTCAACCTGGAATCATCAAGCAATTACCGAGAGCGTTAGCGCCGCCACTGGCCTTTGCTCCGCTCAATCCCGATACGGAGATCACGCAGAGCTTCGAGTCCAAGTGGCATTACCCCTGGTCGGAGCCGGTCAGAACCAGAAATCTGGCAACCGCCCAGCAGCAATCGATAGCGGTAACCACAGTATTTCCTGAGGTCATTACCGAAAGCAAATGGCACTACCCGTGGTCTGAGCCGGTCAGAACCAGACAACTGGCAACCGCTCACCAACAGCAACCGGCTGCCGGGATACCCTTTAATCCAGGCGTATCTCTTGTCTATCACCCGTGGTCGGAACCGGTAAGAACAAGGCAACTAACAACCGCTGCCCAGCAGCAGCCGGTTGTCCCGCCCAGGGTTGTTGCTCCCGCATTCGATCCCAGCAAGTCGCTCATCGAGAATGTCGAAGGTGCGGTTTGGTTCTATCGCGCCATCATCGGTTCTTATCTGGCCGATCCGCGTGTAGGGCCTGCGGCTCCGCCATTTAATCCGGCCACTTCTTACGTCCAGATGGTACTGGGCGATACCGGTGTCACCTTCCAAACCTCGCTCGTTTATCAGGTATCGGCAGAGGCAGAGGTATTCTCTCCCGGTATCTCCTGGTTCTTCCCGTTTGCCGAACCGGTAAGGCAACTGCAAGGACTGACGGCGCAGCAGCAGCAGTTCATTGCTTTCTACCCGTTGCCGATTTCTACCATTCCTCCTGTTACCGCAGTAACGCCGTCTGTTGTTTCTGCCGAAGTTATTTTCCCGACAAGCTTCATTTACCAGGCTCATATCGAGCCTGCTCTGCCGCAGCCGACACCGCCGCCAACAATCATTGTTCCATCGGCTGTCTCCAGCCAGGTCGTATTTCCGAAGAGCTTTATCTATCAGGCTCATGCCGAACCGGTACAGAAGCCAGCGGTAGTAACGGCACCGCTGCTGCCGATCACAGCCTGGTCTGAACCGGTCAGAACCAGGCAATTATCGGTAGCTCATCAGCAGCAGCCGATTCTCGTTCTTAATGATGAAACTCAGATCATCCAAAGCTATGAGTCTCGCTGGCACTACCCGTGGTCGGAGCCGGTACGAACCAGACAACTGACAACTGCGCTGCAACAGCAGCCGGTTGTTGCGCGGGCTATCGCGGAAATTATTACTGCCGATAAGTGGATTTATCCTTGGTCTGAGCCGATCAGGGTCAGACAGCTTGCTACTGCTCATCAGCAACAGCCGACTCTCGTCTTTGTTTTTGATGCAAGTAAATCTCTTGTCTATCAGCCTCTTTCTGATCCGGTCAGAACCAAGCAACTTGCTGTTGCTTGCCAACAGCAGCCTGCTCTTCCGCCTACGGTTCCTGCGGTGGTCAGTGTCACCATTACAGCGGAGGGCTTCTTTGGCGGCGCTCTTTATCGACAGACTGTTATTTATCAATCGGTTGCCGAGCCGATTGTCCCTGCCGCTGCTGTTGTTATCCCGCCTCATGAATGGTTCGCGCCACTAACAGTACGGCCAACGGATGTCAGCCGCCGTGACCACACCACTTTTGTTCTTGAGCCAGAAACCCAGATTACACCGACTTATGAGAGCCGGTGGCATTACGCCTGGTCTGAGCCGGTACGCACCAGAAAGTTAGCGCCAGCCTATCAGCAATCGCTGGCCTTCGTTCTCAATCCAGATACCCAGATCACGCAGAAGTACGAGGCCAAATGGGCCTTTGCCTGGTCTGAACCGACAAGACGAAGAGCCGCTGCTTTTGCCCAAGCCTATATCGATCCGACCTATGGCTGGAAACCTGTAGCTCCGCCGCCTGCTATCCAGCTTGTGCTGGGTGATACCGGTGTCGTCTTCCAGACCTGGTTTGCTTATCAGGTTTCGGTTGATGTCCAGGGTCTGGAAATCCACAACTGGTGGCTCCAGCCATTCTCCGAGCCGGTAAGACAGAAGCCTGGCTTAGCGGTCCATCTTCAGCAGCAGCCAACGCTGTGGCCGCTTCCTATTCTTCCTCCACCACCGACAGCGGTAACTCCATCCACTGTTTCTACTGAAGTTATCTTCCCGCGCAGCTTCATCTATCAGGCCCGTGCCGATTCGTTTGTCGTTAAGGAAACGATCACTGCCGACAAATGGATCTATGCCTGGTCAGATCCGGTCAGAACCAAGCGATTTGCCGTTGCTTATCAGCCATCGTTTACCCTTGTCCTCGAACCAAATACCGAAATTACGCCGCGCTTTGAATCGCGTTGGCACTATCCGTGGTCTGAACCGGTAAGGACCAGACAGCTTGCGGTAGCGCAGCAGCAGGCGCTGATTCCGCCACTCTTGCCGATTGTTCCACCGGAAGTTATTGGCGAAGACAAGTGGGCTTATGCCTGGTCTGAGCCGGTCAGGAGAATACAGCGCGGTATTGCTCAACAGCAGCAACCGGTTCTCGTTCTCAATCCAGAAACTCAGATTATTCAAGGCTATGAGTCTCGCTGGCATCAGCCGTGGTCCGAACCAGTCAGGGTTCGCCAGTTAGCGACAGCCCAGTATCAGGCGCTGATTCCACGCTTTGCGCCGATTGGTCCTCCGGCACCTGTTGTTACGGAAGGTTATTTCAGCGGCCCGATTTATCGGCTGACAGTTACCTATCAATCGGCTGCCGAGCCGATTCTGCCGGTTATTTCGCTACCGCAAATCATTCCCGACAAGTTCTTCCCCGCCTGGCCAGATCCGGTCAGAACAAGGCAACTGGCAACTGCTCAGCAGCAACAGCCAGCCCTTGTCCTCAATCCGGATCTGATCACCGGGAAGTACGAATCACGCTGGCACTATGCCTGGTCTGAGCCGGTCAGGAAGAAGCCAGGGCTATCGGCCAATCTACAGCCGTTTACCTCTCTTCCCGTCCCGCCATTCCCGACTTTCCTGCGCGTCATTCCGTGGCTCTCGGCTTATGCCGAGCCGGTCAGGAAGAAGCCTGGGTTGGGCGCATGGCTCCAGGGCTACTACGTCAAGCCACCACAAAAACCGGCAGGGGCGATTGACATTACCGTCACGCTCTATGCCACCGAAATCAACAATGACACCGCGCTGATGCTGGTGAATGTCTCCGGGGCACCGGTATACTGCTCCGTCGCTGTTAAGGAGCTTAAGCTCACTTATACCGGTGCTGTCTCGATAGAGGAATTACCAGTCCAAAGGCAATCCGCAGTCTCAATCGTGAGTAGCTAACATGCCGCAAACCGACTATGGACCCGTCAATATCACGCAAGGCAATACCGCCGAGTTCGTGGCGGAGTTCTTCGATTCCAACAGGATCGTGACCATCCCGTCAGGAGCGACCCTGGTGGTGAGCTACATCAATATCAACAATGCCTCGCAGACCGATACTGTCATTATGACGCAAGTTGCTGCAAACTACCTGGCCACCTGGTCATCGACCAATGCCGCTCTTGGTTTGGCTAATTGGTCGGTGACCGCCACCGCCCTCTCAAGCCCGTCGCAGATCGGGCAGTTACGGATTATAGATCCATAATGGCAGTCACATTCGATAATGCAGCCGTAATCCAGGGTTCTGCCGGTTCTACGACCGGCGGAGCAAACATAGTCCCATCGGGAACTCTTTTTTCCAAGGTTACCTCATGGATTACGGTCAATGGCGGCAACCTGTCGCTGAAATCGACCTGGAACATAGGCAATACCTACACTGACGTTAACGGGACTTCCGGCTGGTTCTGGGTGCCGCAGCTTGGCACCAGTTCAAGCATGGTCGTTGATTGGGGAGGCTCGACGCAAGCTTGGCACGGTCGGTCGATTTCATTTAACGGTGCCGACTATCTGCCCTTCAGGGCGAACAATGTCGGGCATGGCACTGGCACGCCGCTGACCGTTGCCTCGCTGACGACGCAGCAGGCAAATAGTCTCGTCCTGGCAAACCAGCTTATGTTTTCCAGCAATCAAGTCATTCCAACACCCTCCCCTTACACCAGCGCCGCTCAATACAATGATGCAGTCGGCTCCGACAGGGAATCCTATGAAACGCTGGGGGCGGCAGGCACCGCTTCCGATCTTGCCTCATCGACCATCACCGCCGCCAACTGGAATTCCTACGGCATCGAGCTTATCGGATCGATTGCCAGCACCTATCCTTCTGTCCTCGCACAACTAGGGTTCCCGACAGGGACTGGCACGACAGTCACGCTTTCCGGCGTAAGCATGACTGCTGGCGATATTTCCCTAGCCTTTTGCGTTGTCGGCATTGCCGGACAGACGATCAGCGTCTCCGGCACCGGCTGGTCGATCATAACCCAAGATTCCACCAACAACTTATCAATCGCCGTGGCGCAATGCGTGTCCACGGGTACAGTAGCCGCCGCAGTTTTCACCTGGGGAACTTCCGCCACTTATGAGGCGCAGAGCTATGAATGTACAGGAGTCAAGAGTTCCGGGCCTATCGGAGCATTCAGTGTTACTGCGGGAAACTCGGCCACGGCAAGTGCTGCTGGCCTGACGACGACCGCAGCCGGGAGCCTTGTTCTGTTGTTTGGCTTTACCACCACAAACAATATGTTTTCGCAGAATCCAAATTATTATGTGGAAGTAGCCTTTGACGCTGCGGGCACCAGCTATCCTAATTCCTATTCACTTCAAGATACACGGGTCGCTACTGCCGGGACGGCAACTGCTGCCTACTCACAGCCATTTGTCGGCGGTGTCACCCAACCGTGGAAGATCTTTATGCTGGAAGTTATTCCGGCAGTTGCTCCGGTGGCGGGGCCGCCTGTGCCGGTCGCCATAGCGGACGGGATTATGTCTCGCCCCTATATCATCGGAGGGCATCGCGCTTTCATCAAGGCCCAGTAACTGATAGGATGAAGAGCCATGTTTGACACTGGCGTAACCACTAGCAAGCAGTTCTCCTTCAACCCATCGTTAGGCGAGATCGTCCTTAACGCCTTCGGCAAGCTTGGCATCCGGCCTGCCCAGATCACCCAGAACCATATGTTCGATGCCCGCATGGCAGCCAATATGCTGCTGTCGGAATGGTCGAACTTTACCCCCAACCTGTGGGAAGTCGATCTCCAGACCATGCCATTAACCCAGGGCAACGCCACCTATTCGGTGCCTGCCCCTACGGTCATGATCCTGGATCTCTACCTGACCACCGGCACCCAGCCGACCATCGACCGCTATCTCTGGCCGATCTCCCGTACCGAGTATGCCTCCTATTCCAACAAAACCACGCAAGGGGTGCCGACCGTCTATTGGTATGACCGCCTGATCTCGCAGAACATCACCTTCTATCTCACCCCCGATGGCAACGGTCCCTATACCGCCAAGTTCTATTCGGTGAGGCAGACCCAGGACGCCGATTTCCCCAATGCCATGCAGGTGGAGATTCCCCATCGCTTCTATGCCGCCTATGCTGCCGGAATGGCCTGGAAGCTCTCGGAGATTTATTCGCCGCAGCTAGAGGATAAGCTGTTCATGCGTTACACCAGGGCGCTGACAATAGCTCAGACCCAGGACGTTGAAAATGTTGCGATGAGTGTAATACCGGGAATAGGTGGTTATTTTGTCTGGTGATTTATGAGAATGAACAACAGGCCGGATCGCTCTTACTTACTGAGTATTCTATCTTACGATAAAGATACTGGTGAGTTCACCTGGCTTGAGCGTCGAGGAACAGCCAAGCCAGGAAAGAAAGCTGGAGCCAAATCACCATATCATCCGTACATCCACATTAAGATTGATAAGCATCTTTATAAGGCGCACCAGATAGCCTGGCTATTTCACTATGGAAAATGGCCCGACTTTGATCTTGACCATATAGACGGCGATGGCCGCAATAACCGCATAAGCAATCTTCGCCGCTGCACGATGTCCCAGAACTTGGGGAACCGAAAGCTAAACAAGAACAGCACAACCAGGATGAAAGGCGTTAGTCGTAGGCGGGGCTATGATCGCTATCGGGCCTACATAAACTATAAGGGCAAAAGAATACATCTAGGCGAATTCTCCACGGCAGAAGAAGCATCTGCTACTTACGCGAGAGTAGCCAAACAACTCTTCGGTGAATTTGCACGGGTGGAATAATGCTGCTCACGACTCCCAACTTTGTCGATCAGGCATCAGCGGTAAAGTACTATTATCCCCAGTGCCGGTCGCAGGATGAGGCCATCACCGCCATTGCACAGATGCTGGCCGGTGGGCAGATCTTTCTTGGTCCTCCGACTACCGGGCCATTTGACACCGTAGTTCTGACCGATCTCGGAACCCGCTATTCCATTCAGCAGGGAGCGTTCAGCCCGGTGCAGGTGTTGGCAATGGAAGAGGAAAAGAGGCGGGAAAAGGATACCGATATCATGGTTGTGCAGGTTACCGTCGATGATCCTCCGGTGCCGGAGGAGTCAATCGTTCCGCCGCAGTCGCCTGCGCTAGAGGATAAACCGCTCAAGAAACCAAAAAAGAAGTCGAATAAGAAGTGGCACAAGAAAGCTCACAAGAAGAAACACTCCAAGGAACACAAGAAACCAAAAAAGCGTATCTGACATGAGCTACCGCCCCCACGGTCGGGCAGAGATAGATCCAAGTAAACCACGGGCTCTGGGGATATGCGACCGTTGCGGGGGCAGGTACAACCACCATACCTTAAGCTGGCAGTATGACTGGCGCGGGCCGAAGATCCAGAACCTGCGCTTCCTGGTCTGTCCTTCCTGCATGGACAGGCTCCAACAATCCGGCCAGCGCACCATCCTCCTGCCTGCCGATCCGATCCCGGTCCAGAACGCCAGGCCGGAATGGCACGTTCCTATCAATAATCCTCTTTCCGCTATAGGGGCCGATCCATCCCCCACTCGCTGGATGTTCGGTTCCCAGATTGGTAACCTGACCGAACTGGGCGGGGTGGCCTCAGCCTTCAATGGCAGCGCCAACAAGACCTACCGGCAGTCGGCTTCTCTCTCCGTCTCCCATTCCTCTTATGACAACTACCTGGGCATCAGTTGGAGCGGAAACCCGTCAGCAGCCCCGCCTGGCTTGCCGCCACCACTGATCACTCACTCGGTAGGCAGCTTTACCATTACCGCACCCAATGACCGTTCTATTGGCAGTACGGCCTATGTCATCCAGGGCTCTCCGGTGAATACCTACCTTTGGGGCTCCTGGACGACGCTTGCCTCCGGCTCCCTGGCTGGGACCATAGGCGAGAAGGTCTCTGCCGCCATCGGCGGGAGCCCATACGCTTATCATCGGGTGGCATTCCTGGGCGACGGGGTACATCCGATCTACGTTGCCCAGGTTACATTCTCCGTTAACGAGGAAGGGATCGTCTATCCCGGAGGCGGTGTCGCATGAGCTATGACTACAACGGCTATTATTCACAAACCGCCAACCTCCTGGTCGTCTCCACAGCGGCTTCCAACCCTACCTTGGGCAACTTCAACACCATGCTCTCCGGGGCCATCGACTATGCCGAGCAGAGGATCTACCGGGAACTCGACCTGCTGGTCACCCGCGTTACCGACTCTTCGGCTTCCGCTACCCCTAATGTCAGGAACTTTACCCTGCCGATCTCGGTAGGCACCTATCTAGTGGTCGAGCAGATCAATATTATTACGCCATCGACGGCGCTCTCCTCTAATGGACAGAGGGTTCCCCTGGTCAATACCAGCCGTGACTTTATTGATGTGGTCTACCCCAGCAACTTGCAGAAGCAGATGGTGCCGCAGTTCTTTGCCATGCAGGACAATGCCAATATTATCCTTGGCCCGGCACCGGATGCCGCATACACCATTGAGGTCATCGGCACACAAAGACCGACGCCGCTTTCCTCGACCAATACCGTGACCTTCCTGACCCAGACTCTACCCGACCTGTTCATGGCGGCATCGATGATCTACGCCTACGGCTATCAGCGTGACTTCTCCGCCCAGAGCGACGACCCACGGGCTTCGCAGTCCTGGGAGAATCAGTTCCAGACCCTGCTCAAGTCGGCCAACCTGGAAGAGCTACGCAAACGCTACTTCTCCGCTGGCTGGACCGACAAGGTGCAGTCACCGGTTGCCGGTCAGAGAACCTAAATATGCCGATGGCAGCCGTAACCTTGCGGCCAGGCGTTGATGTCCAGCAGACATTGACCCTGAACTCTGCCGGAGTTTCGCAATCACAATTGATCCGCTACAAGAACAGTCTGGTCCAGGCGTATGGAGGATGGACCGGCTACCTCAACGTTCCCTCGACCACCAGGGACATCCATGTCTGGGCCGATCCGGTCAACAAGTTCGCCAGCTTTGCCGGGACCAACAGCATCACCGTCTATACCGCCCCCGCCAATACGGTGACCCAGATAACGCCAACCTCCTTCGTCTCCGATTTTACCCCGCCCAATTTTTCCATCACCAATGGCTCTACCGTCGTTACGGTATTCGACAACAATGCCGCGCTGAGTACAGGGAACATTGTCTATTTCAATACCCAGGTGGCAATAGGCAATCTTCTTCTCAGCGGAGCCTATCAGATCCAGACCGTGGTCGGGGCGGGGGAATACACCATCGTCTCTCCCACACCCGCTACTGTGACCATTTCCAACAGTGGAATTCTTCCCGGATTCAATGCCTCGTCCGGGACGGCTTCGGTCCTGGTGACCCTTCCCAATAACAATTATCAATCGGTAACCGGGCTATCCTATAACTTCATTGCCCCGACCAGCATTGCCGGGCAGACGATCCAGGGCCAGTACGGCGTCTCGCTGGTTGTCGATTCTACCCAATTTTATATCAACCTGACGTTGGCTGCGAGTGTCACCTCCTCGGCGGTGATGAACAGCAACAATGCCGAGCTTGTCTATTACACGGTTGGCGGCACGTTACCGACTCCTTCCGGCTTCGGTGCTAATGCGTTCGGCCAATACGGGTTTGGTCTTGGCATAACCATTCCCTCATGCCTGGGTAACTACCTGGTGGCCAGCGACTGGACCCAGGATAACTGGGGAGAGATCCTGCTCAGTTGCCCGGAGAACGGGCCGATCTACCAGTGGTGGGATGACAACGGCTTGATGTCCGCACAGGTGGTCAAGCAGGCCCCGTTCTTCAATGGCGGCATCTTTGTTTCGCAGCCGCAACAGATCCTGGTGGCCTGGCGATCAGTGCAGAGTACCGGGGTGCAAGACCCGCTGATCGTGCGCTGGTCCAACTCGCTTGACTATACCGTCTGGGATGTCACCCCGCAGACCACGGCAGGCAGCTTCCATATTCCCACCGGTTCGGTCATTCAGGGCGGGATACAGGCTCCGACCTATGGCGTGATCTGGACCGACATCGACTGCTGGATCATGCAGTGGGTGGGCGGGGATGTCATCTTCAACTTCACTCGTGTCGGCTCCGGCTGCGGCCTGATCGGCAAGCATGCCGCTGGCACCTTGTCCGGAAGTGTCTACTGGTGCGGATTTAACAACTTCTACACCATTGGCGGCAGCGGGGTTCAGGCTCTGCCCTGCACGGTGTGGGATTATATCTTCCAGAATATCGACAGGAAGAACCAGGGGAAGGTGGCCTGCGGCATCAACACCAGCTTCAACGAGATCACCTGGTTCTTCCCATCGTTAATGGGCAACGGAGAGAATGACTCCTACGTCAAGGTTCATATCGAGGGCCAGGAATACGAGTGGGACTACGGCCTCATGCCACGGACGGCATGGGTTGACTGGTCGATCCTTGGCGGGCCGTTGGCTACCGATCCGGCAGGCAATGGCTGGCAGCACGAGACTTCCAATACCTGGAGCGGGGTGTTGCATCCGTTCTTCCGCACGGGCTGGTGGGCCATCGCGGAAGGCAACGAGCTATCGTTCGTTGACTGGATACATCCGGATTTCAACTGGGGGCTCTATAGTGGCACCAAGGATGCCACCATGCAGATTACCATCTATGCCGCCGATTATCCCGGTGATCCGCAGCAGGTCTTCGGACCCTATTCGGTGACGCAAGCGACCCCGTATATCAACACCCGCATCCGGGCTAGGCTTTTATCGATAGGGGTGCAGGTGTCTAATAACGAATTCTGGCGGCTGGGAAAGGTACGATATAGGTGGGCACCTGCGGGAAGGCGTTAAGAATGATAACAAAACTCACCATAGGCAAGTTTAGCCATTTTTCGTCTTTTTTTTATTGCTTCTTTCTTGGAATTAAAGCGTCCATGAGTTTTGTGGCCAACATCCACCTTCCATTGATTACGGGATTTGTCAAAGTGAACTCCGGTTTCTCCAGATTTATTATCTCTTCTAATTGGTCTGTTGACTGCATTCTTAGAAAAGTCAGCCTCTCTCAAATTACAAAGTCTATTATCGGCTTTGTTATTGTTTATGTGATCAATCTGAAACGGCCATCTATTGTAGGTCAACGCCCATGCTAATCTATGAACATAGTGATCGGCCTTATCCAGTCCTACGCCAAGATAGCCATTCTTCATCCTGGTTCCAGCTATTGAACCTGCAACTGCTCTTGGAGAGTTTGTTATTTTCCATCGAAGAGTTCCCATTTCTGGATTGTATTCAAAGACTTCACGGATTCTTTCGATGGATGGGTTTACTTTCATGGATGCATGAATACCGCTTTAAAACTGTACGGTCAAACGGACGACGCTAATGGCAGCTTCCTTGGACACCATCATGGCCGTCATGCAGAACGGTGTGCAGGCCATCAGAGATCTGGTTACGGTTGTCGGCCAGGTCTTTCCTAACACCACTGCCAGTTCGAGCAGCGCTCCTTCGGCTGCCGGGAGCATAACCTACAATTCATCGCAGGCCGCAGGGTTCATGTTGGTGACCACCAGCAGCGGCTTTTCAGCTAAGGTACCGTTCTACAATCAGTGAGATGAGCGATGCCATCAACCTTCACTCTATCCAAGGTTCTTGAGTTAGTCCCGAGAGGCGGAGATCCGGGAACCTGGGATGCCCCGGAAAACAGCAATTGGCAAATTGTCGATTCGGCGCTTGGCGGGATTGCCGCCATCAACATAACCGGCTCCGGCAATATCGTTCTTTCTGCGGCTCAGTTTCAGTCGAGCATTATCATGTTTACTGGAACATTGAGCGGGAGCATATCGGTAACATTCCCCACCAGCTTTTATGGGCCATACAAGATTGCCAATTTTGCCGTCAGCAGTCCGCCCTATAACATAACCCTGGGAACGACCGCTGCTGCCTCTCAGGTTATCGGTTGCAGGCCGCAGGAGACCTTCGAGGTCTATAACGATGGGGCAAACCTGAGACACACCGGCTTGCCTCCGGTCGGTACCTATTGGGATTATGCCGGGACTGCCGTTCCCGGCTGGGTATCTGCCTGTACGGTACCGCCATTTCTTAACTGTGATGGCACTATCTTTAGCGCCGTAACCTATCCGGCGCTGAATGCCATTCTTGGTGGCAATGTGCTCCCCGATTCAAGAGGAAGATATCGTCATACCCTGGATCAAGGCGTAGGCAGAGTTACCAATCAATCTAGCATTTCCGGCCCTAATGGCAGCGTGGTTGGCTCAGGCGGTGGCGACCAGCAGGATTTGATATATCCATGGTTTATGCCAACCATGTCGCTAACTATCAGCGACCCCGGTCACCAGCATCTTTTTCCTGGACAACTCAATGCAATGACACCTGGAAGCTATCCTATCTATACCGTAGCCGGTGCTCGAAACGTAAACGGCAATACCGATTCTAATACAACAGGCATCACCGCATCTATTCCCAGCGCTGGCAACGTTGCCCAGACCTACGGCAACTATGCCCACACCAACTTTCCTCCGGTCTACATCGGGGGAATCACCATGATTAGAGCGGGTGGATGAGTCTCAAAGCCGCACTGCTTGCCGCCAAACGCAGACTGAAGATGCAGGCAGGCGGTGTTGCGACAGACACCTTCGACCCTATCCCAGAAGAAGATTCGGCTGCCATCGAAAGAGGTCAGAGATTTCTGTCAGGCTTTGGCCTTGGTATTCCTCGGGAGCCGGTACGCAATCGAGCAGGCGATGTGGTCTTTCCCACTAATGCCATCGAGCGTGCATTAACTCAATCCGATATCGCCGCCAAGCAATATGCCGCATCCTTTATGGGTCCGGGCAAGACGCCTGGCGTAAGGCCACGGTTATATCTCACTGCTGGCCGAGACTATGATGTTCCTTCAACTGTATTGACAAAAGATTTGCCAAGACCGGAAGGCACTATGGAGGTGCTGAGAAGGCCAACGGCATCTCCCAGAGAACAGATTGAGGTGCCTAGTCCTCAAATTGAATATGAGCGGTTACAAGAGCAACAGGCAGAAGGTCCAGAATGGCAACCATCACATGAGGCGCTGGCAGATGAATACCATTCTGACTTTATAGATGATTTCTTACAGCAGGCAGCAGAAGAAAAAGGTGCACCTTTATCTGAGTCTGAAAGACAATCGTACAGCGACGAGTTCAAAGAGATTGCAAGGGATGAAGTAAGCAAAAGACTAGGACCGAACCTAGCCAGCGCACCGAGAGATCCGGAAAACGTATCGTATAAACCAATCAGTCCTGAGAATGAGGTGCTTAGGCAAACCGCTTTAGCTCAGATTCGGATGGCAAGAGCAGCCAGAATTCGCGAGGCTGTTAAGCGAACCACAGGAAGAAACACAGGTGGCGGCGTCGATGAGCCAGGGCAGGATATCCACGATCTTGATCCACGGGAAGTAGCCACCTGGGAGCGCACCTCAGGACCATTAGGCTCCAACCCAGGCGGCATGCATGAAGCTCCGGATGGATCGCAGCATTACGTCAAGGCTTATCCTGGTCTGGTTGGTCATGACCGTACCCTCAACGAGCAGTTAACCAACCAACTCTACAAGGCGGCAGGCGTGCCGGTTGCCGATACCAAGGTGACCCGGTGGAGGAACGGCACCGCGCTGTCGAGCCAGATCGTAGAGGGCAAGAAGCTCTCCAGGTTCGAGCCTTCCGAGTATCCCAAGATCAAGGATCTATTGGAGCATTACCCGGCAGATGCCTGGCTTGCCAACTACGATGTGGCAGGCACTCACCACAACAACATCATTGTCGATGACGATGACCGCGCCTGGCGGATCGATAATGGCGGCGGGCTGCGTTACCGGGCCACCGGCAAGCCCAAAGAGCATTGGGACAAGGATGCGACAGAGGAACTCGAAGGCTTGCAGAGCAAGGAACACAACAAGTGGTCGGCCAGGCTCTTCAAGGACGTAAAGGTAGCCAAGAACGATCCTAGCTATCAGGGTGCCGTGCGTGTCTCTCAGGTGCCCGATGATGTGATTGAGCGATTGGTCAACCGCTACGGCCCCGGCATAGACAAGGACAAGGAGCAGATCTCCGACATCATCAAGGCCAGGCGCGACAGCATCGCCAAGGCTTATGGGGTCAAGAAGCAGAAGTATCAGGAAGGCGGAATCGTTGGTCCATTTGGCTTGCTTGAGCAGGGCAATATTGATCTGAACAATCGTCCCGTGGTGCAGAATCCGGATGGTAGTTATAGCACCGTCCGCTCCATGTCATTTAATGAAGATGGCAATGAGGTTCTTATTCCGACTGTTGCCCGTGATGGAAGTGGGATTTTATCTAACAAGGAAGCAATCCAGCAGTATCATAAGTATGGCGAACATCTAGGCAAATTCGATACACCTAAAAACGCCGATGTATATGCCAAGCAATTACATCAAGAACAAGCCAAGCGTTATGAACGGCAGACTGGCGGTGGCACTGACGATCCGGATGAGGGCTTCACCGATCCGATGACTGGCATATCGACCAGTTCGCGGCTGGGGCAGAAGCTGGGAGAAGTGCCAATTGAGATGGCTAAAGGCGCTGTCGAATCGGCCATGTATCCCGGCAAGGTCATGGCTGTTGATCCTGCTCAGCAGATACCGGAGACGGGAGAGCTAACTGAGGAAGGTGAATATCTTCGTCAGCACGCTATTAGCCAGGCCAAAGAAGAAGAGGCAGGTTGGGGTGCTGGTACAGCCCTTAGCATGGTCGGGACCGGGACATCATTTGCAGAGCCTGGAGGGGTTGGCATTGCCGGTGGCAGACCTCCCCGCCCGCCAACCAATCTGATGTCGCTCAATCGCACGCACTCTCTTGATGATATCCTCGGCATTATCAGAAATCATACTTTGGAAGATGCCCTGATGAATCAGACTGTTACTTTGCGACAGGCTGAAAATATCAATAGGTTGCTTGAGAGAGATCCAGAGGGTCTTGCTCACTATCTTGGCCGTAATCCAAATCCAAATGTCACATCGTGGATGAGCACGTCGCTGACAGGGCGCGTGGCAGACATTGTACGAGATGTGTATCCGCCGGTAGATAGACCAAGGATGACGGGAGCGGGCCAAGCTCCGCCACAGCCTGAGATGTTTCATGAAGCCTTCCCGCAATTTTCTGACAAGCCAGATAAGCCAATTACGGAAGACTTCGATAAGCCAATGCCGCCGGATGTTGCTGCGGAAGCGGCTGGATTGCGGCCTTCATCTCCATCGGTCTCAGAACCCCCACTAACCCAGCCAGCGTCTTATCCATGGGTAACTCAGCAGCGGCAATGGCTTCCTCGTGGCGGGTTAACCCAGAGCGCCCAAGACTTTCTTCATACCAATATTCTTCCTCACTATGGCGGCGATTTCAAAAAGTTTGCCGACAGCTTTCTTGCCAATCACTATGACCCATCGAATTTTACGATGATTGGAACTCCGCAGTACCTAAATGTTAGTGGAAGCCTTAGGACTCCAGGCGGGTACACATCGATAGATCGAACGATCAATTGGAGTGACAGGCCAGAATACCGCTACGCGGGCCATGGCCTTCTTAGCTTCCCCTTGAGTGACCAAGGATCTGGCATAGCAAAGAGTTTGCTTGCCAACCAGGTGGATCTCTATCGCAAGATGGATTTGTCTTTCGTTAAAACGTCTGCCGATATTGATGTTGGTCGCTATAGCTGGGGAAAATATGGCTTTCTTCCGGTAAACGATTCTGAATGGGCCAGTCTGAAATCAACGCTTGGCCGACTGGTAACTAACTATGTGCAAATTGGTCGCATGCCCCAAGATACTGCTGCAATGTTTCGTGAAATATTAGCCCGACCTGATCGTCACGCACTTTGGCGTTTTGCAGATAGTCCGTTCGAGCTTCCCGCCGCTATGCAGATAGGAAAAATGAAAAGGTGGGCGCAAGAATTACTAATAAATAGTACAACTTGGTCCGCCAAACTAGATTTGCGTGATCCAGAATCAATGCGGAGATTCGATGCCTATGTCGGCAAATCCAAAGAATGAAGAAGAGGTATTCTCCATCACGCCCGATGGCAGGAAAGTCGATGAACATCTTCATGGTCCTATTCTGGATAATGAAAAGGCAGAAGCCATGCTGGATGATGAGCATCTTCGTGCACTTAAGAAGGAAGGCTACTCGAAAGAGCATATTGATGCTGCTCGCAAGGCCATCGAGAAAAAGAGAAATAAAGCTAAGCAGGCCCGTGGAGGCAAAGTAAGGGATTACACCATGCCGCTGAAAAAGGGGAAGAGCCAGGCAACCATTAGCTCGAACATTTCCGAGTTTCATACCGGCCCCACCTATGCCGCAACCAAGGCCAAGTTTGGTAAGAAGACTGCTGATAGTCAGGCTATCGCCGCCGCGATGAGCCAGGCTCGAAGGTCGAAGCAGGGAGGCGGAAGGATCATTGCTCCTCAGCCATTCGATCCGCATAAGCTTGGCAGATGGGCAAACCCCATTGAACAAATGGAGGCTGGAACAGGCGAAAAGGGGTCTGATTTCGGCACTGGTCAATTACAAAACTTGAGGGCAATACAGGAGGCTGACGATGTAGTTAACAAAGGCATCGATAAGCAAAGAATGTTGTTTAAGTCGATGGGGGACATTGCTGATGCTCCTGGTGCCGTAAAAATTCCAGAAATTACATATGGCGGAGATCTCGGAATAGGAAAAAGCAATCGCGGCGGTCCTATAGACTCCGCTCTCTCCCGAGCCAAGATGCAGTTTGGTGGCAATCCCATGGGCATGGAGAACTTCATGACCCGCCAAGCCGCCCGCAACCTGCACTTCGAAGGCATGATTCATTCATCCGTTCCCGGTAGAACCGACAAGTTGCCGATGAATGTCCCGGCAGGGGCTTATGTTCTCCCGGCAGATACCGCCAGTGCTCTAGGCCAGGGCAACAGCAAGGCAGGCGGCAACATCCTGTCGAAGATGTTCTCCAGCGGGCCTTATGGGGTAGCGCCCTTGCGTAGCGCAGCAAGGGTGAGCCCGCCGCGCCTCACTGGCTTAGGGCCGCCTCACAGCTATGGGCCGCGTCCGCCAGCCGCGCCCAAGATGGCTGGAGTCGGACAGCAGAAACCACCGCGTCTGAGCATGTTTGCTGAAGGCGGGGTGAAGGATGGCCAAGGCGAGACGGTACCAATCGTTGCGGCAGGCGGTGAGTTTATCGTGCACCCCGATGTCGTGAGGGAAATAGGCCATGGCTCACTAAGCGCCGGGCATAAGGTTTTAGATAAGTTCGTGTTGAAGGTTCGCTCCGAATACAAGAAGACGCTGGCTAAATTAAAACCACCCAAGGGCTCCAATGAACCCTAGTCCATCGGTTGTCAGGCTGGCGACACCTCAGGATGCATCTGAGATCGCCCGCCTGTTGATGAATTTGCAGAACGAGAACTCGATCTTCCCCCCGGACCCGGAGAAAGTAAGCTGGCTTCTTGGCAGGGTTTTATATCCGGAGCGCATCCCGCCAGGCGACGTAGGTACACGCGGAGTCATTGGCGTTATCGGGCCGGTGGGAGCGCTGGAGGCATTGGTATTTCTGATCATCGGCAGCTTCTGGTATTCCAACCAGTACCACCTCGAAGAACTGGCGGTCTTTGTCGAGCCTGAGTATCGCAAGTCCAGCCATGCCAAGGCGCTGGTCAAATGGATGAAGGGCCAGGTCGAGATCACCGGCTTGCCTCTGTTCACCGGCATCATCTCCAATCATCGTACCGAGGCAAAGTGCAGGCTCTATCGCCGCATGCTGCCAAAGGTTGGTGAGTTTTTCATGCTTAATCCGAAGGGCAGCGATCTTGTCCTTGCTTCTTCATAGGTGAGCCATGGGTGGCGGCGGATCAAATACCACTTCCAATAACGCTTACTGGAACCAGCAGACCCAGACTTACACACCGTCTGCGATGATAGGCGGCATGGGGACGCAGGCAGGAACCATGGCGCAGCAAGCCGCCATGGCTCCCTATCAGATGCCGGTTTCTCCCGTTGCTGGCTTTACCCCAATGCAAGAACAGGGGTTCCAGGAACTGCAACAGCAGGTAGGAATGGCGCAGCCGTACTTCGGCACGGGAGCTTCCTACCTTGCCGCCAGTGCTGCTCCGGTCAGTGGCTGGGATGTCGCCCAATACTACAATCCCATGGCCGGGAATGTTGGCGCTCAGATGGAGAACATCTTTGGCCGACAAATGCAGCAGGCTACCGGTCAGGCAACCCAACAAGCAGGCGGGGTAGGAGCAGACCGCATTGGCGTGGCTCAGGGCATGCTGGCCAACCAGCAAGGATTGGCGGCAGGACAGACCTTCGCCAACCTTTACTATCCTGCATTGCAGGCTGCCCAACAACAGAAGCAGATGCAGGCCGGTGCCGGTTATGGCATTGCCCAGATGGGACCGGCTGCCCAGTCTGCCCAGCTACAAAGCATTCAGGCGCAGATGGCTGGTGGTTCTCAGCAGCAGCAACTCAACCAGGCCATCCAGAATGCGCTCTACAATTGGCAGGTCGGCCAGGTCGCCTATCCATTCCAGACCGCCAACTATCTGGCCGGTGTTACCGGCGGCCTTGCCGGTCCCATGGGCGGGACAACTGCCGGACAGGGCTCAGGTTATGGCGCTGGCACTACCACGGTAAATCAGCCTAGCAATGCCTTAGGCCAAGGACTTGGTGCTGGCCTGTCTCTTATGGGCATGTTTGGCAAGGGAGCCGGTGGCCGGGTGCCTTCCTATGAGAATGGCGGTGCCACAGATTATCAGCCGCCTGAAGAACAGCAGGCGAATATAGGTCCACGTAAGGGCGGCTATGGCGATCTGCGTTCGATGCAAATGCGGAGGCTTTTGTATCCGCAGTTTGCTGAGGAAAGTCTTATTGGCAGCCCACTTGCCGGGCAGGTTTATCAAACCAAAGCCAAGGCGCTAGGAACGGGCATGCAGTTCGGTGGAGTGCCTGGGGCTGAGTATAGCCAGCAACATGAAGGCTTTGCTCCTGTTCCCGGTTTCCAAATGGCTTCTACTGTCCCTATTCATAATCAACCGCTGCAAGGGCTTAATACCATGCAGCCATTCCCGAAAGCTCCGAGTGGTGGTGGCGGTGGTGACCAAATGGCCCCGATTAGTAAGGGTCTTAAAGATCTGGGCGCTGGCGTTCAGAAGCAGCGTGACCAGGCAGGTGATGAGGCTGATGATGAGTTTGATAGACTGAGTGCCCAGACTACCGCCGATCCCAGCACCGATCCTTACGCTACCGAAACCTATAGCCAGGATACCGGGGACTGGGGTTGGGAGGGTGACCCTATGGGCGGCAGCGCTCAAGGTGGTGGCATCCAGCCCGGCGGCCCTGGCCCGATCATGGGTGGCGGCATCAGGGCATTCCGCAGAGGAGGAGAGCCTGAAGGCCCGTCATTTGATCCCAATCTTGATGTCCCAAACTACAGGGATATAATAGACATATTGGGAAAGGATGCGCCTGTACGGGCGCAAAGGGCCTATCTAAACGAAGTCGCTCCAAGAAAATGGCGAGAACCGGTAGCACCAGGCGGGCAGGGGCTCCCTCATCCTCAATTACCCAAAGGCTTTCCCAGGGGCTTTAATCCGGATGAGGATGAGATCCCTGGCCGCAGCCTGTCGATGAACTATCGGGAAGGTGGTGATACAGACTTTGGCGATGTGGATGTTGCCAATCCGCATCTTGATGAAGACCGCGCGCCTCTCCCGAGAGGGGCGGTCTATCCTGAACTGGAGGCTATGAAGTGGCTTGGCCGACAGGCCAGTCCTGATATGCCTGACATCGGCCCCCGTTCGCAGCCGCCATCATTTACTCCGCCGGATCAGCGTGGCCAGATCGTGGGCGGTGGAGAGCAAGCGCTTCCGCCAACAGAATTCAAAGGATGGGGTTCTGCGATTCGTGGCATTCCTGCGCCAGAGGATATGACTAGCGGCCTTCCGCCAATGGACCCCGGAACGACAAGGCGGTTGATTTCCGGTTTCCAGCGTGATCCGCAGACCGGTGAAGTCATCACTCCGACAATGGACCCGTTCAAGGGAGTTGCCGCCACTGATCCTTATACCGCTATGCTGGGGTCTCGACCGGCTACGGCAGCAGGCCCCAGACCTGATATTTCATTTACTGATCCGATGAGTGGGGCTATAGGCCCTCCAGGCGTGACACAGGCTCAAGCTGCCCGGCCCACTCCCTCTGATCCATTAACCGGTGAGCGTCTGAGCAGCGATCCTCGTGGCGATCCGATCCGTGATCCCATGGGCGACTTTGCTACCGGTGCCCTGGCTCCGGGAGAACAGGTGCCGATGCCACGAGGAGCGGCCCATCCGTGGGAGAGAACATCAACTCCCAGCCTGCCAGGCATTGTCACCGATGAGCTTGTAGCCGGTGGTCTTGGCAACAAGCACGCCATTGCCGGTGCTATGCGAACTGTATCCCATGAAAGTGCTTGGAATCCGGCTATGAGGCATTGGGATCAGCCACACCATACAGGTGAAGCCGCTTATGCCCACGGTCTATGGTCTGAGGGCGGCGACGAGTGGAGAAGGTATACCTGGTGGAGAGCCAATAACGCTCCGGATAAGCCATGGGATGATCCGAGAACCCAGGCCAAGTTCACTGCCTGGAACTGGAAGACCAACTATCCGCAGATGTGGGCCAAGCTACAGAACGCCAAGAGTCCAGGCGAAGCCGCAGCCATCATTACCCATGACTACCTGAAGCCATCCCGCGAGAATATGAACTGGCGGCTGGCAGAATACAGGCGTGGTGCCCCATCATTCGAGAGCTACTTTAACCAAGCTGGTCAGACTCCTGATGTCGGTACACGAATGGCGGCATTGACCGGTACGGCTACCGATGCTCACCCGGAAGATCCTTATGCCGCAGGAAAGCCACCGTCTGAGGCAACTCCGCGAAGAGCAACTCCTGTCCAATACCAGTCGCCTATCCCTACCGGTGACAGGTATCAAAGAGGCCCAGGGCCTGGCCCTGGTGCTGGTGCCGATGACCGTGGTCTGTTTGGCACTGGTCTATTTAGCAGAGGTTGGGGTGAGCGCTTACAGCATGATCCGGTAAGGATGGCATTGATCCAGGCTGGGGCTGGAATGATGGGGGCTTCATCCCGTCCTGGCTCGCTTGGGGCTGCTGCGGCTGCTGGCTTTGGTGGCTTTGGCACCAGTATCGAGAGAGGAGAAGCCGAGCGCAGGCAGGAGCTTAAGTCAGATCGCGACTATGAACTGAAGGCACAGAACCTGTACGACCGGCTTATGCAGCATCAGGATACAGAAAGCAGGGCGGACAGGAGGCTGCAATTCCAGGAGCGAAGCCAGGGCGAGCGGCTGCAAGCACAAATACAGCATCAGCGGGAGACTGAATCTCATGCAAGACTGGAAGGGATAGCCAAAAATTTAAGAGAGCAAGGTTTTACCGGTGACATCGGTATGGAGGCAAGAAAGCAAGACAGTATGATGTTCCCGCTACCAGCGGTTCCAGAGAAGGACCGCATGGAAGGATTCCGCTATACGGATACTGCGCCAGGCCATGTGTGGCATAGCCAGGAGTGGCTAGATAAGACAGCAGCAGACAAGGCAGCAGCAGATAAAAAGAAGAAGGCCGGGACAGGTTGGTTTGGCTGGGGAACTGCGGCTGGAGAGCCCTAAATGCCGGACGTACCCTATGAAGAATCTGCTGCTCTTATGGGTACCGCTGGCGATGCAGCAGCCCCTAAGCCAACGGCAGACGAAGATCCAGGTGTTATAAGATCGCTTGCCACTGGTGTCCGCCGTGGTTTCCAGGAAGAAGCGGCAACCCGAGCCTTAGCCAGTGGCGAAAGGCCCGAGCCTCTTCCCGAAGAAGCCGGTCCACAAGCCCAGCCCTGGGAATGGAGCGATGTTGTCCATCCTTATCGAGCGGTAGAGAAGCTTGCCTATCAGACCGGAAGCTCCTGGCCGACCGTAGCTGGCGGGGTTCTCGGCGGCGGTGCCGGGACAATGCTGGCTGGGCCTGGCTGGGGCACTCTCGCTGGGAGCGGCATAGGTGCAATGATTGGCAACGTGACACAGACTCTAGGCCCGATCTTCGCCAAGGAGCTACAGGAGTCTCCTAACGATCCTGACGCGGCATTTAGCAGGACTATGAACCAGACTGCCATCTCCGGCGTGGCTTCCGGCGTAGGTTGGATGGCATTCTCGGCCAAGCCATTCCAGGGTGCGGTCAAGAATGCCCTCTTCCAGATCTTTGGCGTGCAGCCGACCGTCAATGTCGGGCAGCAGGCCCTGACTAATATTGCTACCGGTAAGCCGGTTACCGAAGGACTGGGCCAGGCTTATGGCCAGGGTGCCGCAGGTACGGCTCCCATAGCTCTGGGCCATGCCGCCATGAGGCCGCCTACCGAGACTGGGCCGCCCAGACCCAAGGCCAATCTACTATCCACTACCGGCGGTATGACTCCCTACGAGCTTATGAAGGATTGGATACCGAAGAAGAACGACCTGGAGAACGAGCAAGCCGTCAAGAAAGACCAGCTTGCCCAGGCCATGGCCGGTAACGATCCGGCAGAAGTTCGTGCTCGCGCGACCGACTACATGGATGTCAACGCCCGTCTCAGGGATCATCACCAGAAGTACCCGACCATCCAGCAGATCAACCCCGACATGGTGGAGGTTGGCAAGCGGATCGACAACCTAGCTCCTCCCCCTCTTGGTCAGCCGACACAGCCTGGCTTCTGGGACAACAAGTACTTCGGCAAGCTGGTCGGCAAGATGGTGGATGGCTGGAAGCGTAGCTTTCAGCCTGAGTTGTTTAGCGACATGGGCCGGTGGATGGATGCGATCTTTGCCAAGGCCGGGGCCTTTAGAGCCAAGGAAGCAATGTCCTATATGCACGACCTGGAGGATGGTCGGCGCGAGTTGGCTACTCTTACCAAGGACGAGAAGCTCAACTGGCAGGGGATTTATGAAAGAGATCCAAGATCATTACAGTTCTGGGCCGATATGAACAGGAACGATCCTGATCGCTATCAGAAGCTGATGAAGATCCTCAATCCGCTGACCACCGAATACCAGGTCTACAACGAGCTAACGGCAATCGAAGATAGAAACGTCAACTCGAAGCTGGGCTACCTTCTCAACTACTTTCCCCGTCAGTTTAAGAGCCCGGATCAGGAGAGGCTGCAACAATTCTTACAACAGAAGTACCTGGGGCCAGCCAACAAGGCAGCGTTCATGAAGGCCCGCAGCTTTGACTTCTATCGTGATGCCATAGAGGCCGGGTTTGAACCGATAGATGACAATCCTGCCGTGGCTATGATGAACCGCTTAGCGGCTGGCATCCATATGCGGGAAGACGCCTCGATGCGTCACGAGGCTGGGAAGATCGGAGCCGCCTTTCCTATAGGAAAGTTTATCACTACCGGGGCAACCGAAAAAGGTTATGGCAGAACCTACCCTGAGCCTGGCACTCGCTTCGGTATGCTGCCGATGGAGGAGTACCTGAAGCGCGGTTATTACATCGACAAAGATGCGATGGGTAACGACTGGGCTGTTCATCCGGAAGTCAAGGATCTGTGGACCAATGCCATAAGGGCACAGAGCCTTTACGAAGACAAGGGAGCCTTGGGCAACATCTTCCGTCAATGGATGAATCTTAAATCGAAGTATGTTCCGCTCAAGCTGATGCTGAGCGGCTTCCATCCAATCCATGTTGCTCACATTGGCCTCGTTGATGGCCTGAAGGATGGCTACTGGAAGTTCATGGGCGGGCACCCGCTTCAGGGAATCACCGCAGCCTCCAAAGCCTTTACTCGCATCTTTACCGAGATGACACCAAGAAAGTATGGGCTTACCGAATCGGCAAGGGCAATCGAGGCATGGCTGACCCCGCAATGGAAGCAAACCCCGATCCAACGCGGCGTTACCAAGATGCTCACCGAAATGGGCATCTCCCCGTTCCAATCCCCGGAAATGATGATGAAGGGAAAGCAGGACTTCAGGAATGCCTGGGACCGGGGAGATATGGCCAAGCTGTTAAACCCCTTGAGCCAGGCGGGTCTGTTTCATGAGAGCATACGCAAGTCGCAGGCATTGATCTTCGAGTCCTGGATACCGCGCATGAAGATTGCCTCCGCTTTGGCTGAGGCCCAGGGATTGTTCGAGCGCAGGCCAGATTTGCTGGACGACGATAAGATGCGCCGGGTGGCCATGCGGACTTTGGGCAAGTCAATCGACAACCGTTATGGCGAGATGTTCTACCCCAACCTGATGTGGAACAAGCCGCTCAAGCAGATCGGCCAGGCTTCGTTCCTGTCGCTGGGCTGGAATCTGGGGTTCTTGCGGGAGTTCGTCGGCGGGCTGACCGAACCATTCTTAAGAAGGCTTCTAACCGAGACGCCGACCCAGGCGCTGGTCAATGATGTCAAGAACAAGACTTCGTATGCGCTGTTTTATCTGACCAACGCGATGATGATAAACTACTTCATGTCCTGGGGAATGAGCGGACAGCAGCCTGACATATCCAAGGAAGACGGGCTGATGGATCTGTTCATGCCCCGGATCAGCGGCACCAATCCTGACGGTACTCCGCGCCGCCTGTCAAATATGTTTTACACCCGTGAGATACCGATGGCGCAGAAGCACATCGAGCAGCATGGCGGCAATTATCTGAGCGGCCTGGGCGAGATGATCGGTAACAAGATGATGTTCGAGCCGTTCGTGGAGCTATGGAAGCAGCAGGACTATTACGGCTACGAGTTCGCCAAGCCCGACGATCCGTTCTACAAGCAGATCTACGATACGGTAGGGCATATCCTCAGCGACCAGTTCAATCCCATCAGCATCACCGGCATGAAGCGGGCCTTGCAGGCTGCCGGTAAGTGGGACACCAACCAGCCGGTGCAGAGCTTCTTCAATGGCTTAAGAGAACCGGAAGCCCAGCTATCGTTGGCAGGCTTTGGTCCTGCTCCTGCCTATGTCTCCAGGTCTCCGAGCGAGAACAGACTGCTCCAGCTATACAGCGAATATGTTGCGCCAAGAGCACGACCGGCGGAAGACCGCGAGGTTATGGAGAAGCGGAAAGAGGCAAGGGACAATTACAAGCGGGCGGTACGAGCCCAAGATCCGGACGAGATCGCCAAGTGGCGGACGCGGCTGCATGACCTGCTATATAAGCCTGCCGCCATCGCCAAGATCACCAAGACCAACACCTACGAGAGCATGTTCCAGCGGCTGGGGCAGACATCGCCAACGATACAAATCAATTTCCTCAAGGAAATGCCGGAGGCGGACTTCAAGCGCTTCTATAAGTCAGCTTCCAAGGATACCAAGCGCAACCCGGAGATACAGCAACTGTATAGGCTTTATTATGGCCATCAATAAGGAGGAGATCATGCAGAAAGCTATCGATAATTTCTTTTTCGGGTTATTCTTCGGCATCGGATTCGGGATTGCTTATAATGTGTTGAGCCTGTTGGCGGCGCTGATTGCTGCGCCAAGACTACCGCATTAGTTGATGGTCATTGACCATAAGATTGTTGAAAAGCGCGGGAAGATAGCCGGAAGGATCGCTAACGGATTATGGACACCGTTCCTTTTATGCATGATTATACTCCACTCCCCCGATCTCCAGATTATGTGGATGGAGTCGCATCAGATCGTTCTCATCAGGCCAGTAACAAAGGACTCAAAACTCACCGAGCATGTGGTTAAGAATACCAATACTCTTGTTTATGGATCTGGAGGCAGGGTATACGGAGTAATTGAAGACCCTCGTAATGTCATTGAGGAAATCAGGCGATGCGAGGAGGCCGAAGTCAGGAAGCGAATCGAGGAAGGAAGGAAGCTGGAGGGGAGGTCTTTCGAGAATGAGAAAGACTGCGTTGGCGCTATCTGCGCTTTTATTGGCCGGGTGCAACCTGAGCCTCCAAGATCAGTGGTACGACCGTAGTGTCATGGCAACCGACACCAGGATGCTGGCCCAGATGCGCCGGGCTCAGGTCATCGCTGACATCGAACGGTTACAAATTGTGCTTAGACGGACATCACTGATCGATAATAGAATCGTCATACAAAGCCAGATCAATGGCTACCAGTCGGAACTCAATGGTCTCAATACCCTACTAACCCAGTAACCAAAGGAGGACTATATGGCAGCAGTACCAGTGATTCTCAACGGCGTGATGTATCCGAAGGCAAAGGGGTCCGGCGGCATGAGTCAGGCCGTGCCCGCCGTTTTCATCGGTGCCCTCAGCATACAGGGGTTGGAGGTTGGCGGAGGTCCGATTATCCCGCCAGATGCACCGCCAATTGACCCGCCGGTTGACCCGCCGCCTACCGATCCCGGCCCAAGCGTTGCCGTAGTCATCAAGCCAGCCCCGGTGACAGGTGGATGGGGTATTGCGACGGACACCAATAGCCAGCAGTTCAAATGGTTCTATACCCCTGGTCCGACCAGCGCAGGGCCGAAGCGGTAGACGACCCCTCTAGGTAGCTTGGCCTGGGTTAACAAGAACCCCAGCATCACAACGCGATACCTTGTGATGCCGGGGCTTCTTACGCCTGAAAGGGCTTAGGCGTAAGTCTTCTTCTTTCGACCTAGGGCAATCAGGCCCACAAGACCAGTACCGAACAACCATACGGCTCCCGGTAGCGGCACTTGATTGACCAGCAGGCTCTCACTTTGTGCCGTGGTGGTCACCAAGCACGCCTCAAGGCAAGTCACCATGAAGGCGGTGATTATTGAACCTAACGGCAGCAGGCTAGCCAAGGTGAACAGGTCATTTGGCGTGTTACCGGGGCCAAGCAATCCTGTGTTAACAGGAATGCCACCCAGGATAAAGTCAAAGTAACCTGTCGCCGCCCCGTCAACCGTGTTCGTTGCCGTGAGGAACGAACTCAATGGATTGGGCGGTTGTGCCCCGGCAAAGGGCGCACCAAGGTAGTTGGTGAGATCGCCAACCGTCCACGCTGTTGGTGAGAACAGCGCAGGGGTGCCGGTAGCAAACCCAGTAACACCTGGCATGGTAAAGGTTGCCAGGTTCACATCGTTGGGGATCAAAAAGTCTATGAACAGGGTGCCGGTCAGGCCGGGCGGGCTACTGAGCCAGCCAAACGTGCCGGTGCCGTTCATCGACAGGTTGGTCCCGTTCGATGTGCAGCCGGTGCATGAACCGTGCAGAGGGTCAAAGACATCTGCATGCGCGGCAGGAATTAGTGCCAGCATGGCTGCCGCAACCAGTGCTGTCTTCACTTGCTTCATAGTCGTGCACTCCTATGGCCCAAGAGTATTCCACCCCGACTGGTGGGCAGCGGATCGGGGCAAACTCGCCAAATTTTTTACAAAAAAAATCCGGCACTTCGAAGGGGGTCGGAGGAAGTGCCGGATAAAGTTCATCACGGAGGATGCCTGGATAATCGATTGGAAAAGATCAGTCAATTCGTATGCTTACATGAGTCGTCTGAAATCAATGTGAATTATTTCACAGCATGTTAATGTGGTTTAATGAAGCCCCGTCGCTGCATCGACGGGGCACGGTTTTATGTTCCCTGGATAATCGGGAGTTGGTATTTGGCATCACCGCCCTTCCTTCATTAGTGTGATGTTAATGCTGCCTTGGCAATATCTTTGCCATCAATAGCGGCATGTCCAGCCGCTATCCTCTCCAGCGCCGCTCGCAGCCGTTCGATTTCGGCACGCAGATTGGCAACATCGGATGGTGGCAACCATCCATGCTCTCTTACTAAATTTTCTTCCCACCATTTCATCAATTCCATCGTTAACTACCTTTCAATGCCGCCTTGGCCAAGTCAGCCTGATGAGTGCCGGAGGCTTCCGGATGGAGGGCTATTTCTTCCAGGGCCTGTTTCAGCCAGCCAATCTCGCCTTTCTGTACTACCAAGGCCCGTTCAAGCGTATCTTGCTTCTTAAGCTGAGCTTTAAGGTCGGTAATTTCTGCCTGAAGGCGAGTTAGCTCCTTTTCATTACTACGAGCGAGTTCTTCGTATTGCTTTTGACGCTGTACGAGTTCGAGGTTCGCTTTTGATAGGTCAGTATGCAGTTGTTTGATTTCGTCTTTTAACTGTTCGATTTCATCGGTCTTGACTGCTTTTGCCATTAGAACTGTCCTTCTATTCGCTCTTCCCACACCGTAAACCTTGGCCTCATGTCGTCAATGTCAAAGATCAATGGGTAGAAGAGCATAGGTTCTGCACCGAATAGACCACTAAGATCGGGGATTGACCCCTTGATGACAGACGGAAAGACGATTGTCGGATTACCATGCGGGTCAGGTATTGCCGGTCGGTCTGGGGCAATATCCCTGCGCTTGTGGCCTCTCGTATTATCCCAGCAATGATCGTCCGTATGCCAGAAAAGGTGTGATGTGCCATACCTAGCCCTGGCCTGAGTTTTGGTTAAGCACTCCTCGCTGGATCTTGCTTGCGAGTTGAGCGAGGCCAACATCGTAGTCAGTAGTAGCGTTGCGAACAGTACGCTCGTGGTAGTTATCCATGGCTTCCTGAACGTCCGGATCATGTGGCCTCTCGTGAACCAGTGGTGCGGCGGGAATCTTAAAGGCATCGATCAGCTTCTTAAACGCAACAAACAACGTCTCATAAATGGCTCGATTGGCCACCGCTTGGTCACGCTCAAGCTGGAGCGATTGAACGCGACTATCGAACAGGTTACGGGCTTGTTCCAGCGTATCTATTTCGGCGCGTAGCTTAGCCATATCGACCTTGGCGTTATCCAGGTGACGACGCAGTTCATCACGCTCCGCCTTCATGCGATGATGAAAGGCTAAGCCTGCCTCGAATTCGCGGCTATTCTCTTCAGGTAGATCGTTCATTCTGTTCCTCTGTGATTTGTGGTTTAGTTTCTGCTTTCTCTTCCATCTGCTTTAAGCTTTTGCGGACTGCTTGAATCTGCTTTCTTACACGCCAAGCCTTGCGTGCAGCAGCAGAACGCTTTTTAATATCCTTACGCTTTTTCTTCATCGGTTAAATCCCTGCCTTGCCTTACCTTGCCCGACCAAGCACCGCCGAACCTGGCCGTGCCATGCCCGGCCTTACCCCGCCTTGTCACGTTAGTTTGTTTCATCTACTTTGATTACTTCTCCGCTAAGTTTCTTTCGGTAGCCAGAGCCTCGTGAGCCTGGGATTTTCTTTTTAGATTTCTTTAGCCCTAAATAACTCAGTTTCTTTCGAGCAATAAACGCTTTCTCGGCAACATCCACAGACGTTTTCTGTAAATGACACTCACTGCACATTAGTTGCAAATTACTCTCTGCGTTTACACCACCGTTGATGATGGCAACAACATGATCGTAACAAGCAACCAGCCTGCCGCCAACGCGCCGATTACAATTGCAGCACCTGCCGCTATGAGCGGCAAATATACGGAGTTTAACTCGCGGTGGAACTCTGGCATCATCAGTCTTTCCTTCCCATAGTTTTGTCCATCTTGCCATTACTTAAATCCCTGCCTTGCCTTGCCTGGCCGCACCTGACCCAGCCTTGCCAGACCCAACCAGACCAAACCTGGCCAGGCCTTGCCTCAAATTAGCTTAGCCTCCATTCTCCGATTTGCTTCAGAGTTGTTCCATTCCGAGAAGCGCATTTTCTCATACTCATAAGAAATTCGCGCTCGATTTGCTAAGCGTCTCGCTTC